AAAAACCCGAATTTTTTGTGTTGGTAGCTTGGCGCATCTCATTATGACTATTATGGTTGTTGGAGATGTTGTTTTTTATATGAAAGAGAATCATTTGGATACCGATGTGGCGATAGGAATAAACCCACATGGTCCTGAATGGTGGATCTTGGCCGAGAAGCTTAAGAAACACAAAAACTTTGGAGGTGGTGATTACTCGGGATTTGATTCCGGTATTATCGCCAAATTTGGATATGCTCTTTATCTTTCGATGAAGTGGTATATAAATTCTGGAGACGATCTCTATGACTGGTATCTTTATAATGTCTGTATGAGTAGTATTGCACCGATTTTTGTTATTAATGGTGAATGCTACTGGTCAGATTGGATGAACAGTTCAGGAGGTTGGCTTACTGGTTTTCTAAACTCATTCGTCAATGTGTGTATTTTTAATGCATTTCACTGGCTTGTGTGCACTATGAACAATTTGGGAGAACGATCAAGACTGGAAGATTTGATTTGCGCTTTTTATGGCGATGATAATCTTTGGTCAGTCTGTGACGATCTCAAGGATTTCATAAACATGGAAACTTTAGGGAAGTTTATCTGGGATACTTTTGGCATGACTTACACTACTACTCAGAAGGGTGTTATTAATTCTAAGTTCGTTGAGTTTGACGATTTGGAATTTTTATGTCGAAAGTTTCGTCCTAGAGAAACTTTATATACCGCTCCTCTTTCGAGAGAGAGCATACATGGAATGCTTCTGTGGATCAGGAAATCGAACTTACGTCCTGCGTCTGAACAACTAGCTATTAATGTTGAACAGGCGATGATGGAGTATTTTCATTACGGTCCAGAAGTTTTCCGAAAGGAAGAAGAAAGAATTCGCACTTATTGCGAAATTTATAATATACCGTACACAGCAGGTTCGTATGAATTTTACGAAGACCGCTGGGGTACTGGAATGATGAGCAATCGCTCATAACTTTTGTCCCGTCCGCAATGACATTAAACTAATATCTCTAGCTCTCGAGTATAAATTGAGCAAAACAAACCACTGGCAACAGTGAGTAAGGAATGCATGGACGTGGAAATGACCCCTAGATTTTCACGGATCGCGCCTTACAGATTAGGGGTTCGAGCTCTAGCACGATGATCAGCTAAACTAGAGCCCATCGTTAAATTGATCAGCGAAAACGTATTAAACGAAGAACCCTCCACGAAAGTGGAATCCAACGGATTAGTAGATTTTATAATCGAAACACCCGTTGAGGTTAAAACATTGGCCCCGAAATTGCCACGACCCCGTGACATTTCGCCTTGGGCTGATCAGACTCCTACTCAAATTCTTGAAAGAGAATATAGAGTAAATGACATAGTGTACACTACTTCTTCATCTCAGGTGAATATAGTAGCGTGTCCAATTCTCGCTCTAACAACATTTAAAAATGCGATGTCTACCTTTCGATATTTAAGGTGGGACTTCATGGAATGGAGATATCAGATTATGTCTGTTCCTCAAGTTTGGGGAGCTGTAGGTTTTACATGCATCCCTCTTGATGGCAGACGTAGTTCGAGTAATCTCGAGAGTGATTATGGACTTTTGTCGCACACTGATTGTCAAATTGCAGATTTTTCTACTGCTAACAGTGGAAGAATCATGGTCCCTTGGAGCTTTTTGAATAAATGGCTCGATTTTGTCAAATTTACGGAAGAACCATTTTCCAGTTTTAACTTGCTTACCGATTTGAAAATAATTGGAGGCCCTTGGATTTTTTCAGCTGACTCTTCTATCCCTAGAAGTGTTACGATAAATATCTGGTGTTCTCTACACGGTGTGCAAGTTGCGGGACCACGAGTTGCAAACTCTGTTACTTTTGACGAGGAGGAAGAACAAACCGCTGAGATGCAGGCTTCAGCTGCCGCTGGGATCCTTTATTCTGCTATGCAGACGGAACTCACGAAGTACCTGGCTACATCCGGCGTAGCGCATTTACGAAATGCCGCTCAAGCTGGTTTTCACCAAGTTGATGAAATGCTTGGTGATTGGTTTGATTTTGATGACCCAACCAGCAAACCTGACTCGGGTGGAGAGACTGGAGGAATGAGTGTCGTGCCTGACATTTATGGAAATCTTAACTTTTCAGCACCGAGATGCCTATTGGGAGTGGGCTCACAAGTACTCCCAACAAAACCTCCGAGACATTTGTGGCTTGATTTTATCAAGCTTCCTTCGTTTCGTGCCCATGGAGAATTAACAGGTCCGTTGGTGTTTCCTGGATGGCCTTTTCAAGAGGACGTCTTAGATGCAACATCAGCGGCAACAGCATTGTGTTCTCGACTTGATTTCGCCGCTCGATTTTTTCGGATGTGGCGAGGGTCGTTTGAATACACTTTCATGTTTATTTCTTCTCCAATGGTGGTACAAAAAGTTGGAATATCGTTGTCTTATACGGACACTTCTGGAAATGTAGGTGATATAGTGGTTGAGGTTATAGAAGTAAAGGGAACAACTATTCATAAAGTTTTAGTACCTTACCTATATACCAATCCATACCAATTTACACAAGATGCTGCTGTTAATAGACCAGCTGGTCCTGGAGAACGCCCTTGCGTACGATTATTTCAGTACGCCGCCCCTAAAGCAGCAGGAGATACCACCCCTGTGCTTAAATATCTGTGTTGGTTTAACGCTTGCGATGACTTTAAGTTTTATTCGCCTAAGTGTCCACAGTATCAAAAGGAACAAGAGGAAGCTGCGCAAATGCAGACTTCTATAAAATCCTTTTCCAAGATTCAACCTAGCCGACAATTTGAAGTCATAGAGAATAATGTGCCTTTTTGGCCTGATCAAACTGTGACTATGGAACAGCTCTGTCAGCGATGGTCATGTAGAACATTACCCGATCCGGATGCTCTACGTGATCTTGATGATCAGCCTGCTTTTTATTGGAATACAGCCGATTGTATTAGAAGTGTTTTCTTTTATAATCGCGGTCAGTTTAAAGTTAAGGCAACTTTTAACCAACCAGAAACGCCATACACAGCCGATCAAGGCTTAATGGCAAAAATGGATCCTCGAAGTCGTTACACGAATAATCCCGTGCCGGACGACTTCAACCGGATAAATGATGGATGTCAAGTCATATCCTTCGGACTCACTCAGTTATTGGAATATACCGAACCTTGGTATTGCAATTCTGAGTGGATTTCCACGTACGCCACTAATCAAGGTGTTGTTGGATCTCCTCCGAATCGTGTGGTCAGTTTTGTCTACGCGATAGGAAACGAAAATCCCGACGTAACCCCCACTTTATCCTTCTGTGCAACGAGCATGGGCCCTGATTATGCCCTTGCCTTGCAGCTACCACCACCTTACTATCCAGCAAGATGGTACTTGACTACTGAGCCTGAACCGCCAGAGCCAAAGCCACGCGTGCAGACGCTTTCAACAAAACCGAGGGAAGATGTTAGTCTTCCACCCCCTTTCAATAAAGACTCTCGAGGTCGATCGAACGCTACGCGTTCTCCCCTTGAGAACAACCTACGAAAGTCTAAACGGG